CACGCGTCTTTACCCAATGGAGCGGCTATTGCAAGAGCACGAGTCCCGGTATTAACCCGGGAAGTGATGCAAGGTTTAGTAAGTCTCTATGAGACGAAGGACATCGCCCATGCGCTTGGCTCGATCGCTGCTTCTATTATGGAAGCTCGCGTTCGGTCAGCGCGTGGACCCGGTGTTACAGGTTCGACTCTTAAGTATGCTCGCGAAATGCTTGCAGACTTTCGGGCCGCCCCTGGTTCCTTCATTAAATCCCTCATAGGTTTACACCTAGCGTGGAAGTTCGGAATACAACCTCTTATCAAGGATGTGGACCGAGTTCGTTCCTCACTGGGACGCGTTGATGCTGCGATACGTCGGTTGCACGAGCCATTCAGAGTTACTGGATATTTCCAGGATCGCTCTGATGACGTTCAAACGACTTATTCATCCTCTGATGGAACCCTAGGGTTCTATAGGACGGATGTGACGTACCAGCGAACAACTAGAGCAATGTGGGTTGAGGGCGCATTGCGCGCTCTTATCCCCGGTGCATTGCCTCTGGTGCAGAGAAAGCGTTTGGATTACGCTTTGCAGGATCTGGGGCTAACCCCTAACCTGCGCTCTCTGTGGGCGGCGCTTCCAAGTAGTTTTGTTGTTGATTGGTTCTTTCCAATCAGCAATTACTTGGAGCAGCTCAATGGCATCGAGCCATCACCAGCGTTGTTCAGAACATTGAACACATGGTCGAGTTATAAACTCGATACTACCGGATGCGTAACTGCAGTGCTAACCCCACTCGTAACCTCGGCTGTAACGGCTGAGATCGTTAGTGGGTCGCCCGTATCCAAGCAGGAATGGTCCTGCACGGAGTACGACCGGTCTGCATTGTTGGGACCAACATGGATCCCAACGACTCCGTATGTCCCGATACCACGTAAACCCTCTACGGGCCAGTGGTTCACGATTGCGGAGTTGCTCTTCCAAAGGATTTATAGGCCCGCGAATGTTCGCGGACCGTCCTAGGAAAGCAGCCCTAACCTCAATAGCGTAGCTAATCGTTTATTCCAGCGCGAGTGCGCCGGGCGACTAATGACGCGAAAGGAGAGAACTACATAGCAACTATGATGATCGACGAATTCGTCACACTAAATGGCACCCAGGAGATTCAATTCCCCGCCGGTGTCACTTTCACCAAACAGTGGTCTGATATCCAACTTGGCACCCGCTACAACGTAGACGGTAATGCCCTGTCGGAACAAAAGATCCTGTCCATTAAAGGACAGCTTGATAAAAAGAACACTCGCCGGGTCTTGATCGACTATACGGAGAATACTCCGATTGTCGGCTCCCTCACAGGAGCTTTCAAGGCCCGCCGTGCATACGCCAACCTCGTAATTGAGGCTGACGAAACTGCCGCGGATGCTCTCGAGCGCTTACAGCGTCTCGCAGCTATCCTACTCGACGAGAATATCAACGGTCCGGCCATTGCTGGCCAACTGTGATATTTATGAGCAAAATAATCCCGATACTTATTCTCTGCGCTACATGCTTAGCATGCAGTGTCACAGATGGGTATACAAGAATATGCTCTATTCCTGGGGGTTCAGTGTGGGTTGTTAGCAATAACGCCCCCTGGGTCGCTCCGGAAGGTGACGTACCTGGTGAAGGTATGTTACCCGTCAAACCGTAATTTACTCACTACGGTTTCACCGAAACGCAAGAGGAGTCTTGCTGCGTCGTAGGGTCCTTCTTGGATCCTGCGACGTGCTCTCGAATTCGAGCAACTGATTAGACATAGCGAGGATGTACTCCCTCATGTATATAATTGTAGAAAAATACATATGAAGGATAACATTAAACGCCTCCAAGCCATCTGGCTTGGGCTATCGCGTTGCGAGAGCAACACCCAATACATCACGAGTCGGGACGTTAAGACGTTCTACACTCGGTCTGTTAACGAAGGAGCAGAATTCTATTCGCGAGTAATGCCCGCGCTTAGACAGTGTTTATTATCCGGTTTGGAAAACGGATATCTAAACACGTTACCAGTTCGTTTCAAATCGAAAGGTAATACACTGCTCCCAACGTTTATGTTCAATGCCTGGGCTGCTATCTTTGAGCCCAGTCATAGCTATTATGCCAAACTCACTCCAGATGGTGAACGGTTCATCAACAATGATGAAACGTTCATTCCACACCAGAAAGAGTCTAACCATTACTACTGCAGTCGTTCGCTGATTTCAGCGATGGATTGCAAATGGCTGGCAGAGTGCTATCCGTACTTTGCTGATTCTGATTCGTATGAATCAGAGTTGCGCGAGTGCGGGTACGTCGACACTGAGGCGTTCATTAAGGAGAATTCGATCATTAAGATCCAATTCTTCCCACGAACAAAACGTGTTGAAGACATAAGCGTTGATGCTGTCTCTTGCCTAAATCAGCTACTCGCTGTATTTGGCAAGATCGAGGGTGGACACACCCCAGAGTCGGAGGTTAAATGTCTGCTGAATTTCCTTGATACGGAAGATCAGCTCACACACTTCCTTTCAGACTGGCGACAAACCAAAACCACCCGGTCTTGGTTCAACGGTGAAGTTCGCGCCACTTTTGGCGAACTACTTCAACGTACCCGTCAGCTGATAGCTATGGTACTCGTGGATGCAGATCCGCGAGACATCGTACCAAAGCATGGCTCTGGAGTATCCGCGTGTCAGACACCGCTTCACAAGCGGTATGGCACGCCCAGATATGTTCGAGAAATCGATAATATCTGGTCGTACTCTGACTTTTATTATCTTGGGGCCGCGCAGCTCAGTGATGAGCTTGGTGGCAGAGATGATAAACCGGGCGAGGCTGCAAAACAGCTTCACCTGGACCATCTAGTCGAGTATGAGCCCTGTGCGAAAGTCCTGCTCGTCCCAAAAGACGCGCGAGGTCCACGTATCATCTCCTGCGAACCGCGGGAGACTATGTGGATACAGCAAGGCTTAATGCGTAAGTTAGTAACTACGCTAGAATCGCACCCCCTCACCCGTGGTCTGTTGAATTTTACAGACCAGAGTATTAACCAGGAACAAGCATTCATCGGATCGATAACCGGTGAACTCGCTACGCTTGACCTGAAGGATGCTTCGGACCGCGTCAGTCTGGCGCTTGTCAAAGAACTATTACCAAGTAATTGGTATAACGCTCTGGCAGCTTGCAGATCCAAGCGGACGGAAATGCCCGATGGTACACTGGTAACTCTAAGCAAACACGCGCCAATGGGATCAGCAACATGCTTCCCAGTTATGGCCCTTTGCATATGGGGACTACTAACAGCATTCACCAACGTACTTGAAGGGATACCCCACCGCCGAAGTATGGTTTTTAACCAGAAAAGGTGGACGAGGAAACATCCTGTGTACGTATATGGTGATGATATTATCATACCTTCGGTTTTCGTGCCGGAGGCTATCGAGGTTCTTGAGAGTGTTGGACTCAAAGTCAACACTAACAAGTCGTTCGCATATGGACTCTATCGAGAGTCCTGTGGAAAAGAGTATTTCCGCGGACTGGACGTCACGCCAGTTCGACTGCGAGCAATGCCTGATGATAATAACCTGTCCCGAATGCGCCTAATAGCGTTCCACAACAATGTGTATCGCAAATATGGCGTACAACCTGGTGGGCTGACTGCACTGATCCACGAGTGGTATGAAAGAGTACCTGAGAAGAGTACTCTCCTCCATGACGCAGGACGTCAGAAGCGTTTATTCGCTTCTAACACTGTGTTAGGTCCTTTATTGGACCCCCAAGGATTCATTGATATGAACATCGCGATGAGCGGTGTCCTCAATGTCTACAGAGCAGACAACAGTCGTTTGCGTTCAAGGTGGAACCCTCGCTTTCAACGGCGAGAGTATCGTTTCTTGGACGTAATTCCCAAACGTATAAAATACGGTTGTGACAACTGGAGTCAGGTGTTCCGAGCATTGGTAAATCCAAGATCTCGGATACGATTCGGCCAGGACGCGGTAGCTAACCGCGTCAGCTATAAATATAGATGGTCTACATTGCATTGAGTCTTATCACCTCAAGTTGTAGTGTAGCAGGGGTC